AACAATCGCCCGGTGGCCGGCATGAGGGTGAGAACCTTCATGGATGGTTCGCAACAGACGGTCATGTACCTGCCGGAAGGTGTGGCCTATGTGTCGGGCGCTTCGCGGCAGATAGATGATTTCGTGCCGCATACTTTGGGGATGCCGTCGATTGTGCGTATTCGCAACAGTGTGCGCTCACGCCGATGGTATGGCCGTTCGATGATTTCCCGCCCGGTGCGTTATTACACCGTTGCCGCGTGCCGCACCCTTGAGGGGATGGAGCTGAACCGTGAGTTCTATACGTACCCGCAGCGGTGGTTGAAGAACGGAACGATGGACATGTTCGTGGATTCGGATAATCCATCTCATTCGGAGAAAGTCATGGCCGGGTTTAAGGCCACGACTGGTTCTATGCTGACGTTGCCGCCGCCGGAGGAACCGGGAGAACCAGAGATGGAACTGCATCAATTTTCATCGTCGCCGCCAACGCCGTTTATTGAGCAGATACGAACGTATTCGCAGCTCATGTCGTCGGCTACTGGTATCCCGGTGGCGTATCTTGGTTTCTCCACAGAAAACCCGCCCAGTGCGGATGCTATTAGAGCGTGGCTCGACCGGCTCATTTTGGGTTGCCGTAATCAGCAAGACCTCATTAACCCGGATTTACGTCGGGTGGGGTGGATGGCAGCATGGCTGAATGGGAATCGTATCCCCTGGCAGGAGTTCACCACCAACGTGAAGGAACGTTGGGAAGACCCTGCTTCGCCAACATTATCGTCTGATGCTGATGCGATCATGAAGCTATCGCAGTTCATTGACCCAACCTCTGATTGGGCGCTTGACCGGCTACGCATTCCTGATGACCAACGTCCTAAGATTCGTCAGAATGCGCGAGCCGAAAAGCTCAACAAGTTAGTGGAGTCAAAGATGCAGCAGCAAACGGCATCACACAGCAATGATGACGAGCTCGCCAACGAGTTAGCCAATAAGCGGGGTGAAGCATAATGACCGCCCCGGTATTAGCGGGCGTGTCAGTTCTTTCTGGCAATAAGCTGGAATGGGACTTGATGCGCAACCAGCTCACGCAAGTCAACGCCATGGCAATGCGGGACTTAATCAGCATCGTCAACCGCGCCCAAGAAATGGACCCCTGGTCTGGTAAGGCATATCTGACAGACGCTTTCGAAGCTCTGGTAAACACCTATGGTGGTGTGGCCGGCGACCTCACTGCCACCTGGTGGGACGAGATTATGGCGGATGATATTTACTTCGCCCGCCCGGCTGACATGCCAACCTACGACCAGTTACGCACCGAAGTGGCATGGGGTACAGCGTTAAATGCGAATGGCCGGCGTGATGTCTTATCCCGCATGGCGCTTTTGACCCAGAAGCATATTTTTGGGGCGCACCGCGACACTGTGGACCTGAACGCGTTGAACACTAAGACAGGGTATGCGCGCATGGCCCAGCCCGATGCGTGTGCTTTTTGTCGAATGCTTGCTTCACGTGGAGCTGTCTACGGTTCCGAATCGGCGGCACTGT